GTTTGGCAAAATCGACATCTTTATATGAATTTTGAAAAGCCTTTATTTAAAGTATCCGATTCTGTTGAATGTTTGGAAAATAAGGAAAATTATCTTAGAATTTACAAACAAAATATTTTAGTTTATGAAGATAGAGACAGACCTAGTAGATTTGCTTGGAATATTAAATTTGGAGAGATTGATGAAAGACGTATTTTAAACAATGTCTACTCTGTTGAGCAAAGTATATCTTATGCAATTCAAGACACTGACAATGAAGAATTTTTAAGAACTGTAATAACAAAAGATTTCAAAACAGAAGAAAAAGAGTTTTTAAGCAGTAATTGTAGTTATTCTGATTGGATTTCAGAAGCAGTTAAAAAGATAACCACTGAAATTTATGAAGAATTTGGAGAGGTCAGTTCCTATGATTGGCTGATTGATAAAGTTAGAAAACAAAAAGATTGTAAAATCGGCGGAAAAAAGATTAAAACAATAGAAGACAGTTTATGGAGTTATAGTAGTGAAGTAACAGTTGAAACAAAACCCCAAACTTTTTCAGAGCCTTCTATCATAGTAGATGAAGTTGAGTATATCACACCTTTCGCCTTAGAAATAAAAAAGCACTATAACTTTAATTTAGATGTAGAGATTAAAATTGCTAAATTAAAGGGTAGTAAGGTTGTGGCTGACAAGTATGAAAAATGTTTAATTATTGATGAAAATTTTGATATTCAAAAAGATTTTCATACTTTTGTAGTAGAATATATAGATTTAACTAGACCAGGAAACGTAGTTGAGAATTTAGGTAAATATATTTGTGAATTAATAAAGAAATAAAATAAATTATGCAAAAACAATTAGCACAAGTTGCAACTTTCCAAAGAGCTTTTGGACAAAATGTGGAAACACAACCAACTTTAATCAGTAAAGAAAAAGCTAAACTCAGGTTTGAGTTAATGAAAGAAGAGAATGAAGAATATTTAGAAGCTGTTCAAAATAATGATTTAGTTGAAATTGCAGACGCTCTTACCGATGAACTTTATATCCTTTATGGGACAATCTTAGAACATGGGATGCAGAATATCATTGAAAAATGTTTTGAAGAGGTTCAACGTTCAAATATGAGTAAATTAGATGATGACGGATTACCTATTGTTAATGGAGAAAATGGAGTGTGGGATGAAACTCGTGCAAAAGGTAAAATATTAAAATCAAAGAATTTTTCAGAACCAAATTTAAAACAGTTTTTATAATGGTACTAACATACAACGACGGACTTGTAACACATGAATACAATTACACTTCACCAAAAAGAAAAGATTTATATTTACCTTGTACTTGTGAAACAGAATTATTAAGAGTTTCTAAGTGGGAAGATGAGGAGGATGTTTATATTACTGTTTATCAATATTTAAACGAGAGATATAGTTTTTGGGAAAGATTAAAAATATTGTTTGGCGGTAAGAGCAAAACTTGTGATATTGTTTTAAGTAAAAAAGAGTTTAATAAACTAAAGAAATTTTAATTATGAGTTATACAGAATTACACACAGGAAAATTAAAACCAATTCAACACAATTTAAGTGTTGAAGATTTTAAAAATTGGTTAAAAGAAGATGAGTCAAGATATACAGAAGATTTAGACGAAAGATTAGCAGATGGAGTTGCTGTACTTGTAAAGCAAAGATATTGGACAGGAGACTATACACATGTTTTCAGTAAAAATACCCTATATGAATTTATAGAACATAATAAATTAGGTGAAGCAGATTATGTTGACATAACTAATAAATCAGAAGATGGTACTATAGATTTTACATATATGTTTTACAATGGCGGCACGTGTTTCAGCGAGATGCTTGAGGAAGGATTAAATAAAATTTAAACTATGCAAACAAGAATTAATCCTCAACAAGTAAGTCATATAAAGATTTATGATGAGTGTAAAGGTGTAAGATACCTATTTGGAACAATAGATTATGTTTGGATGGAAGAAGACAGTTTCTTATTTCTTTGGTTTTATAAGATTTTAAATTATCCTGCGGGATTTTACAGGAATTGTAAAAGGAAATTTATTTCAAATGACACACCTTTAGAACTTGAACATTGGCATTTTATTAAAGATAATTGTGTTTGGTCAAAACCTAAAATAGAGATTTTTTCGGGCGGAAAACAAATAAAAACAGAATATTTTGAAAGCATAGAACAAGCTAAAGAATACTGCGATAAGAATTTTAAAGAAGTAAATCTAATATGCTAACATTCGTAGAAAAAATAAAACAAATATAATGAAAAAAATAATTAAATCAGCATTTTTGTTATTCTCAGCAATAACTTTTGCACAAGAAACAAAAACAGTTCAAGTGTATGAATATGTTAATGGTGTAAAAGATATAACACCTACACAAATAATTGTAAAAACACAAACAGAAACAAAAGTGTATCAAACAACAAATGGTATACAAAATATTCAACCATCAGCAATAATTAAACCAAATGGATATGTTTACAAAGTGGAGAATGGGATTCAGTCGTTATTCCCTATTCAGAGATTGGAAGTTCAGAATAACAGTCCTATTTTACCTAATGTTAATAGTATTGGAAGTGGTTGGTTTAATTTATTTGATTAAGTTATGTATGTAAATCTATCGGTATTAGGAAAGTCAGGTTTAGAATATTCTGATTTAGTTTTTTTATGCGCAATTAATCAAACTGAAACAGATTGGCTCATAGAAAACCTAAAAGAAAGTGATTATGAGCGTTTTGAGGGACTTTCTCTTATAAAACATATAAAGCAGAAGTCTAAAAAAGAACATCTTTATAATAGCGTTAGATTAAGTGATTTAGGAAAGTCACTTTTATCTGAGTTAGAAGAAGCAGAAATTGCACCTGAAGATAAAACTGTCTTTGAGTGGTTGAAAAACTACTACATTAAAGCAGGTAAAGATATTGGAAATGGTGCTAAAACTCAAAGACATATACGTGATTTCCGTTTGAAAAGTGGGATTCAAAAGAACAATCTTATTAATCTTGTCTTAGATTTTTTGGCGGAAAATGAAGAAAGAAGTAAGAAGTTAGAATATATTTGGTATTACCCCAAAACTGCTTTTGCAACACGTTTTGATTTGGAAGAATCGTGGTTGTGGAATCATTTCATTAAGAACAGAGAAAGATTAGAAAAAACATTTGAAGAATATTAATATATGCAAGAAATAACTCTTGACCCAAGAATAAAAAAAGCAGGTGATTTAGCAGATGAAGGTTTTAAAGAACTTAAAAAATATCAAGATGGAAATAATCTTATTTTAAAAACGGGTTATGAAGAGGTTGATTGCCATATAGGAGGTATGCTTCCAGGCGACTGTCTGATACTTGCAGGTTCACCAAGCTCAGGTAAATCCGAAACTCTTTACAGAATGACAGATAATGTTATGAATAAAGAGATAAATCCCAATGCAGAAGAGTTTGTTAGTCTTGAATATAGCTTGGAGATGAAGATGCTCAAAAAACTTTTAAGAGCAACTCATAGAATTACGGGGAAAAGAAAGTCTGATATTTTATTTGAGCCTTTTAATGAAGAAGAAGCTTTGAAAGTAAAAGAATATTATAAAAACTTGCAAGATGACAGAAGATATGTCGTTCAAGAGCCTGTTTCTCCTATTGACTTTTATAATATGACAAGAAACTTTTGCTTGTTAAATAGAACTAAAAAAGCTATTTGGATTTCGGCTGACCACATTTTATTGTTTAAAGGGAAAGATAAGCAAGCGGTTTTAGAAGAAGTTTCAGAGTATATTAATCTTTTAAAATTAGAATTTAACAATGTATTTTTTGCAATATTATCGCAGTTGAACAGAGCATACGCTTCAGTTGTTAAAGAAAGGTCTAATGATATGATACCTAATAATACTCACCTGTTTGGCTCATCTTTTATGGAACAGTTGGCTGACTATATCATTATCATTACAAATCCTTTCAAACAATCTGTTAGAGAGTATTTGAGATTTCATGAAGACAGATATGACTACTTATCTGAGTTTTTTGTGGCGGAAAAACAAAATAAAATAAGTTTTGATACTGTTGGAAATTTATTTTTATTTGTGAGTAAAATTAGAGAATCTGATTCGGAATGGAAAAATCTTTTTATTCGTAAATTAGATTTACCAAAGGAGCAACTTGACAAAATGCGTAAATCAGAGAATGAAACAATATCTTTCACTTCCACACCAAACTTCTCTACTACTAATCTGCCTACATTTGATTCTACTAAACCTTTACCTGAAGTAGATTTTAAGGATGTTAAGTCTGTTTTTGATTAATTTTTGTGCGAAATTTTATATAAACCCGTCATTAATTTGGCGGGTTTTTATTTTTTATTCAATTTTATTTGCGAGATTGAAAATAATGTTATATATTTGCCGTATAAAAATAAATAATTATGAGAGTAACAACAATAATACCAAACCCAACTTGGGGTAAAACCTTAGAAATACTGCAAGAAAAAGGAAGTATAAGAATTGATACAAATAGTTCTGAAACTTTTAAGAGTTTACTTAACTCAATCAGTTTAAAATATACAGTGTCTGATGATTTAGATACAAAATTAACACGTTTTACTTTAAGTGAATAACCATGGCACAATCATCACCCGAAGGAATAATTTTAGGAAAGGGCTCTAAGTTAGTAAGTTTGGAGCTAAAAATAAATAAAGAGACGGTTTTACACATTGAGAAAAAACCTAATACTTTTTTAGGTTGGTTAGATAAATTTAAAAAGAAGTAATTATGACAAAAGAAGAAATAATTAATGGGTCAAAACTTATTGCTGAATATTTAGGTTGGCAATACATACCATTTAACGATTTACAAGGATACTCAAAAGCAGGCTGGTGGAGAACACCTATTATAAAACAAGAAGAAAACCCGCTAAATAAAATAATACAGGAAAAATCTAAAAACCACAAAGATAAATTAGGTAGTAGATATTATGTTTGTAGAAATCATTCTGAGTTAAGATTTTATAATTCTTTTGACGCGATTATTCCTGTTATACAAAAGATTGAAAAAGAGGGTAAAGTTAGCTTTTATTTGAATAATAATGGTTGTGGTGTAATAGGAGATAATCAATATCAAGAATTTCACGATAAAGATTTAACTTGGATTCAGAATACGTTTAATGCAGTTGTAAAATATTTAGAAAATGAAAAATCTAATAACAGATTATAAGAAAGTTTATTTATATGGCGATTGTCATTTAGAGAGTTGGGGTTATTATAATCCACTTATAGGAGTGAGATTAAAAGTAAAGATATTAGGTTTATGTTGGATTAACTATAAAGAGTTTTATTATGGAAGAAATTAAATTAGAAAAATATCGTACCACAATCTGTTTTTCAGTTCTTTACTTAACTTTTTTTGGCGGAAAATTTTATAAAACAGATGAGTTATTTGGGTGGACTAAACTTCGGCAACAAAAAGTAAAATACAGAAGAAAATATTTTAATGAATTCTATTATCAAATGGAATATACAAAATGGATGCGTAAATGGATAAAACTATAAACTGTTTAACTATAAACACAGATGCTTCTTTTCATCCAATACATAAAGTTGGTGGGTATGCTTTTTATATTATTTGTGATTTATTTAAAATAGAGAAATCAGGTAAATTTAAACAAAATCCTAAATCTTCTATTGATGCAGAGATGAAATGTTTTGGAAATGCTTTAGCTACAATTTTGGCGCAAAAAGAATTACCAAAAATAAAAAAGATAGTATTCAATACAGATTGTTTAGGTGCAGTTGGTTGTGTAACAAATAAGAAAAATAAATCAAAAGTAGAACAATTAATAGCTAAACTTTTAAATGATTTAAAATCAAGAACACATTGTAAAAATTTAGAATTCAAGCATGTAAAGAGCCATAACGGAACTTCGGACTCAAGGAGTTGGGTTAATGATAAATTAGATAAAAATGCAAAAAAATGGATGAGACAACAAATAAAATAAAAATATTATGGACAGAACTTTAGAAAGAAGTGTAGATTACGCTAGAGATGGAATAGATGCTTTAGTGCAAGAGATTTTAAATTTAGAATCGGAAATTGAAAGATTACAAACCGAAATTTCAATAAAAGATGAAAAAATAGAGGAATTAGAAGAAGAAATTCAAGAACTACAACAAACACAATATTAATTATGAAACAATATAAACATAAAGGTACACAAGCTGTATTTAATAAAAGCGGTAATGGAAAATCTTATTATTCAGATAAATACGAAGGTTATTATATTCCAAGTGAGTTAGTAGAAAACTCTTGTGACTATGAAGAGGTAGTTTATAAGGATTATGAGGTTTTAAGTTATTCTTATTATGATGTAGGTCTTGTTACCAAAAGAGAAAATGGAAATTATTTAGGTGAAAAGTATGAATTGACCTACACAAATAAAGGAGCTACATGGGAAGAAGTTTTAGGTTTTTGGGATGAAAGTATACATAAAATTCACTCTGTAAAATATTTACCAACAGGAGAAGTGTTTGAATTAAAAAATAAAGTTCAGTTTGGTAATGAAGATACTATCTGTGGGTTTATATCAAAATTTGAAGTAATAAATAATAAAATAATAGTTTATTATGGTAATCATACCTCTAAGTTAGGAGCTGTGAGATTGGTAAAACTTCCTATTTTTCAGTCTTTTGATGGTAAAGATATTTATGTAGGGGATGTATTTTACTATATTGGAGATGCAGATAATATTTGTGAAACATCTTGTCTTTTTAAAGGCGATGAAGATTTTAGTAAATTTAAAACTTTCGCCAAAAGAGAAAATGCAGAAGAATATATTAATACCTATAAAAACTACAAAACAGCAGATGGACAGCAAATTGTAGAGGGTCAGACTTTTTATATCTATGATGATAAGTTTTTCAAATGTGTAAAAACATCTTTTGGTAATTTTACGGCTGATAAGTGGGCGGGAAAAAGATTTAAAACAAAGAAAGAAGTAGAAGAGTTAATCAGATTAAATAAAAAAAGATTTAGTTTAGCTGACATAGACGCAGTAGTTAAAGGTAAAGGTTGTACAACAGAAACATTATTAAATTTAATAGAATATTTAGAAATATAAAGCGAAGCGCATGGAATATACTAGCATAAACGAAGCTTGGGAAGAATATAAATCCCAAATAAGAGAACCTCTAGCAAATCTAAAACAACTTGAAAGAGTTTTTAGAGATGGGTATATAAGAGGTTTTGACAAGAGAGAGCAAAAACAACAATTAATAGAATTAATGAATTCTGAAACAAAAGTTAATAGACTAGAAATAATCAATCACACTCAAACAGATAAAGAAGTAGGAAGAATATTTACTTATTATGGAGATGTAGAATTAAGTTTTCAAGATTCAGGAAAAACTTTAAAATGCATTATATGAAAAAAATTATACTTAGAAGATTAGAACTTCTATTAAATGAAGAATGGACAAAAGAAGAAACTCTTAAAAATATTTTAGAGTTAATTGAAGATTATTCTAAAAAATTCATTATCTTTGCCGATGACAATGAAAATAGATATGAAATTAACTTAGATAAGTTATACACTAAATTTTCAAAACACTACACAAAAACAACAAATATAAATGGGCAAAAGAAGTGATTTTGAAAAGATAGATAAGGACTTTTACAGAACCTTTGACAAAAGAGCTGTTGAACCTCTAATATCTTTCATAAAAGACTGTAAATATGTTGAACCTTGCTATGGTTTAGGTGATTTGGTTAAATTATTAGAGAACCACGCAGAATGTGTTAATTATAGCGATATTATTTCTGGAACAAATGCTTTATCTATTGATGAAAACTACTGTAAAGGTGCTGATTTAATTATTACAAATCCGCCGTGGAGTAGAGATAAAAAGTCAGATTATATCTTGCATAAACTAATAGACCATTTTAGACAGTTAAGACCTACTTGGCTTTTATTTGATGCCGATTGGATGCATACTAAACAGTCACATGAACTAATGCAATACTGTTCAAAAATAGTTTCAGTTGGTAGATTGATTTGGATTGAAGGTACTAATACAACAGGTAAAGATAATTGCTGTTGGTATAAATTTGAAAATAGTAAATGTAAAACAGAATTTTATGGAAGATAGAACAGAAGAACAACGTTCCGTATTAAAAGAAAAAAGAAACAGTTATCTATGGTTATTTTGGATAGGGTTTACAATTTTGGTTAGTATTAGTTTAGAATTTATATTTGGTTTTAAAACTAGTAAACCTTTAGAAGCTACTGCTATATGGGCTATTGGTTTACAACTACTAGCTGTTGTTTATAGAGTTTTAACTTTCTGTTTTAATTCTTTTTTGGCGAAAATTGTAAAGAAACGTTGGAAAATTTATAGATTGAAAGGTAGAGTCAGTCCTATTTATAAACTAACCAATTATGGATATTACTTTACAATAAGTAAATACTCAGTTGAGTATACAAACTTAGATTTAGAATGGTCAATTCCTTTCTCTACACTTTTTCAAGAGCAAGAATATATTTTAGAAGGCAGTTATAATTTTACTCTTGATGATGGTGGTTGGAAAGTGGAGGATGTTACAAACTTAGAAATACCTTACAAGATAAAAGACGAACAAAATAGACAAGTAGAAGAATTAATAAATTCCGCAAAAACATTAGAACAACAGAAAATAGATAATCTAAACAAAGTGTTTAATGAAAACTTTAAGTAAATGAGAACACTAAAAATACACAGTTTAAACTCAGTAAAAGAAGGTTGGATAGATAGAGACATGATAATGCTACACGCTTGCTTTCAAATTTTAATAGACTTCGTAGAACGAGAAGGTGGTTTAAATCATTGTAACTATGAAGTACATAAAGAAAGTGTAGATGAATTAAAATATCTTTATGAATGGTGGAAAGAAAACAAAGATACAATAAGTATTGATGATGAAGTCGCAGATGAGCACCTAATGAGATTAGTTAAAAGGCGTGGTTTTCTTTGGACTTAATTTGGCGCGTAAAAAATAAAAACAGATGAATTACAACAACCATGAAGCAAAACAAAAAATAGTAAACTACACAATAGCTAACTATAAAAAGATAAAAGTAAAAGCAGGTAAGTGTAGATACAATTTCAGATGTCAATATAACGCTGTTCACGAAGCTAAAAAGAATAAACATAAAAAATTAGCAATGTGTATCTACTTAGATGATGGATACCCTATAATACATTTTATAAACTACAGCAAAGGTAAGTTTGTAGATAACACTTTAGGAGAGTGGAGCAGTAGAGTTGATTTTTACTTTGTCCGTTGGATTACAGATGAAGAGATGTGGGAAATTGATAATATATTTACAGCTTTTAGAAAAGAATTGAAAAAATCTATAGGTTGGTGGTTAAGATTAACAAGTAATTTTGAGGCTTAATTTCGCGCGAAAAAGATTAAAAAACAGAAAGAAAAAATGTACAAATACAAAGAAAAAACATATAAAATACTATACTTCTCAAAATCAAAAAGTAGAAAGTCAAGAGTGTGGTATAATTCAATAGTCTACGAACAAATAGAATCAGGATTAGTTTTTACAAGAGAAGAAAAAGATTTTTATAGTAAATTTGAGAAGGTATGAATTTAGATAATGGTATTTATGTTTGTGATTGTGAAAGTGACGGATTTTTAGACTCACTTACTAAAATACACACTTTTGGTATAGGTTGGAAAACAAAAGATAACTCTTGGGCTTTAAAAGATACAGCTAAGTATGACGATATGATAAAAGTTTTATCAGACCCAACAAAAGTTTGTGTATTTCATAATGGATACTTATTTGATAAAAAAGCATTAGAAAAAGTATTAGGTATAGAAGTAAAAGCTTTTATTATAGATACTTTACCCTTATCTTGGGCACTATTTCCAAATAGATTGAAATATGGTTTAGAATTTTTTGCAGAGGATTATGGACTACAAAAACCTAAAATTGAGTCTTGGACTGATTTAACCTATGAAGAATATGCTAATCGTGTTAGAGAGGACGTTAAAATTAACATAGCTCTATGGGAAGATTGCTTAAATTATTTAAAGGAAATTTATGATGGGGATTTAGCTAAAATAGAAAGTTATCTTAGATTCTTGGCGGAGGTTATGCAAATAGTAGCAGACCAAGAAACCTATGGCATAAAGTTAGATATTAACAAGTGTAGAGAAAACTTAGAAATACTAACTAAAATGGCACAGGAAAAAATAGACATCCTAAAAACTATCATGCCAAAAATACCTATAAAATCTAAGAGAACTAAACCTAAGAATATGTTCAAAAAAGATGGAAGTTTATCTTCTAGTGGAGAGCGTTGGATGTATCTTGTAAAGGCTTGTGGTTTACCTGATGACTACGATGGAGTTATAGAAGAGATTACAGGGTATTCTGAAAGCAACCCCGTAAGCGTCTCACAAGTTAAGCAGTATTTGTTTAGCCTTGGATGGATTCCCGAAATATATGTAGAAACAGTAAATACAAAAGGTGAGTTAAAACAAGTTGAACAGATAAAAGATAAAGATAAGAACCTTTGTAAGAGTGTTCTAAAATTAGTTGAAAAAGTACCTGAGTTAATAGCTCTTGATGATTTATCAGTTATCAACCATAGAAAATCCTACCTGGAGAGTTTTTTAAAAAATGTACAACCAAATGGTTATATTCAAGCTCAGATAGGGGGTTTGACTAATACTATACGTCTAAGACATAAAACTTTAGTAAATCTTCCAAAAATATCTGCTCCTTATGGAGAATATGTTAGACCTGTTTTAACTTGTGAAGCTGATGAAGTTTTTGTTGGTTCAGATTTAAGCTCTCTTGAAAATTACACAAGGACTAACTTTGTAGCAGATATTGACCCTAAAGCTATTGATATTTTATCTGACCCTGATTATGATAGTCATACACAACTTGCAATATTTGCAGGTATGATGTCTCAAGAGGATGAAGATTTTTACAAGTGGTACAAAAAAGGTACTAAAGATAGAAATACACTACCTGAATTTTATAAGGTATACAATGATGAAGAAATATCTGAACAATTCTCAAAGTTAAATATTATTAGAAATAAGGCGAAAACTACGTCATACAGTGCACTTTATGGAGTAGGTAAGAAAAAACTTGCAAAAGAGTTAAAAATATCAGAAAAAGAGGCTCAACAACTTTTAGATGGGTATTGGAAACTTAATCAGGCAGTAAAGATTTTTAGTTCTCAATGTGAAGTAAAAACAGTAAGACATCAAATGTGGGTTAAAAATCCCCTAAATGGTTATTTTTATACACTTAGAAAGGAATCTGATATTTTTTCTACAGTAAACCAAGGCGCAGGGAGTTACTTACATATTTTATGGTGTGCTTATATACGAAGAAAGGGTATCAAAATTGTAGGAAATTTCCACGATGAAATTTTAACTGTTTGTAAATCAAATGATTATGAAAGAGTAAAATCTCTTTTATGGGAAAGTATTGAAGCTGTGAATAAACAAGCTAAATTAAGAGTACCTTTAAAAATTGATGTCCAAAAAGGAAAAAATTATGGGGATGTACACTAAGTTAAAACCGTGTTAAATGATTTGCACAATTAAAAATTAATTATTATATTTGCACTGTTATTGGTCTGAAACTATAAGAATAACATTTAAGATATTGCCTTTATGAATGAGATGTTGCTTCAGACCCAACATTGATTTTGTAGAGGCATTAATTTTTATAAGCCAAAATTATGAGTAAAAATTTTGAATTAAGTGGTGTGTATATTATCACCAATAAAGCAGACGGTAAATTTTATGTAGGGTCAGGTAAGAGTATATTTAGTAGGTGGTTTAATCACACTTGTGCTTTAAAGAATGAAAACCATGTAAACTACAAACTTCAAGAGGCTGTTAAAGAATATGGCTTAGAGAATTTTAAATTTGAAATTTTAGAACTACATCCTCCTCATCTATTAAATCAACGGGAGCAGTTTTATCTTGATACATTGTGTAAGGCACAGGAATATATAAAAGGGGAGAGTAACTATTTTATCCATTGCACTTACAATATAAAACCTTTAGTTTGGGGTACTCCTGGATTACCTAATAAAGATGAATCAATTGTAAAGGGTATAAGAACGAGAGGTTTTGGAGTAGTATTAAAAGTTCATAAAAACGGTGGGGTTATGAACTCCTATCAATTACAGTGTGATGCGGCAGATGATAACTTTTTAAATAGAACTACAGTAAGTAATAGTATTAAGAATAAAAGGTGTCCAAAAGATAAAGATTTTTACTTTGTGTATGAGGATGAATATGATGAAACATATATTCCAAAAATATGTACACCATACAACAAAGGACAAAAAGGAGTTGTCACTCACCCTGAAAATTATAAAGAGGTTTACGCTTATGATATATACGGAAGATTCTTTAAAAAATTTGAATCAAATACATCTGTAGCTAATTATTTTAATGTGGACACATCTTCTACTTGTAGGATGTTAGACCGCCCTAAGAAAAAAGTATTACACAGAGAGGGAATACACTTATATAATTTATTTAGTGAATCACAAGTAGTGGAGACTCTAGTTTTAGATGCTTTTAATAGCGTAGAAAACTCAGGAAATATAAAAGTGTTTACTCTATTCCATGAATATTTAGGTACATTTACTAATGAGACTATAGCACAGGTCTTAGGTTGCCACTTACATAGTGTATCACAAGCCATAACTCAACAGAAAATACTAAAAGGTTTTTATTTTATGAAAAAACTTTAAAGATTACTTGCACATCTCAAAAATAAGTTATATCTTTGACAAAAATTAATCAGTTCTATTGCGGAAAATTGAACACAAATATAGAAATTATGTTAGGAAAAGCAATTGCATTGGCTTCAAGAGCATTTCAAGAAAGAAAAGATAAAGGTGGACAACCTTATATTTTACATTGTTTAAGAGTTATGAATAATCTTCATACAGATGATGAAGAACTTAAAATTATAGCTGTGCTTCACGATATAATTGAGGATACGACAGTTACAGAAGAATGTTTATATGCTATGGGGTTTTCTTATAGAGTTGTTTCAGCTTTACGTCTTTTAACTCACGATAGAAATGTTCCTTATGATGATTATATTAAAGCTATTTCTTTTAATGCCGATGCTACTAAAGTTAAATTAGCAGATTTAAAAGATAATTCAGATATTACACGTTTGAAAGGTTTGTCTAAAAAAGATTTTGACCGCATGGAAAAGTATCATAGAAGTTTTGTTTATTTAAGTAAAATTTAGAAATTATGGAAATAGGAACAATAGTAGAAATTATCGATAAACTCATAGGTGAAGTAGAACCTGTGGGGGAAACACATGTAGATAATAAAAGATTTGAAAATTTACAAAAACTCTGTGGTATTTTAGACCACTATTCTGTTGTAGTTTCAGATATTAGTAATCTAAAAAATAGGCAGGAATATTCTATAAAAAGGTCAGGTGAGTTTGCTGAAAATTTTAAAAAAGAAACAGTTGATTATTTTAATAGTTAATTATGAAAAACCAACCAACAAAAATCTACTTAAACATAGGTGCAGACGGAGAATGTCAAGACTTTGAAGTATCTTGGAGTGATAGTAGGATTAATGATGATGACTTATGTTATATTTCTGTTTCAAGTGTTTTGGCGCGGATAAAAGAATTAGAAGAATATATTGATACGGGAGCTGATTATAGGACAGTTGAATTTACAATTAATACACTTAAAATTTTAATAAAATGATACCATACGAAGAGCTTGAAAAACATTTTACAGCACCAAAAACAATAGGATTCAATTATAAAAGAGTGCCAAGAAAATTTAAAAAGAAGTGGAAACATATACTTCAAGGAGAAAGATATAATTTTTTAGAGTTAGGGCAGAAACTATGGTATATTCAACATTTAACTAATGAAGATTATAATAGATTTTTAATTAAACAAATTTGTAAAAAATGACAATACTACTATTACTTATAGCTGTTCTTTTTATAGAACTTAGATTTAGTCCAAGAGTGGAGTATTTAGAGAAAGAATCTCTTTTAATTCTTTTTTACGGCGCAAAAAACACTAGAAAACGAAAAATATTTAAACTATGAAAATAAACTTCAACAAACAAATCACTGTACCTTTAGATTTTGATGGTGATTATGCTTCTTATAACGATAGTTATGAGATTGAATTAGGGGATTATTGGGTGTTATTTGATTTAAGTTTTTCTGTTGTTTTTAATTCTTTTTACGGCGGATATTTAGATGAAAGTACAATGGAAGAAGTGTCAAGAGATGTTTTTATAAGTAATTTAAGAGTTATTGATGAGAATTCAAATGATGTAGAATTTGATTATAAAGACTTAGAGAGACAAATTATTGATAGTGTTGATTATTAAGCTATGAGTAATGAATAGAAAAAGAACTATATCAAATTTTTTAAGAGATTATATAACACCCGAAGAAGCCTTTAAAACCTATAAAGTAGAAATAGATGAATAAGTTCATAGATAGCGTTAAATTCCAATATTACCCAAGTTCTGTATATGAAACTGTTCCTTTAGGGATGTGTTCTTTAAGAGACATGCTTTCTGCCATACAATCACCTAAAGAAACTACTTTAAAAGTTTTTAAAGAGATTGAAGAAGCTTCAAAAGTTGGGGATAAAAAACTAAAAGATAAATTAAAAAGTCAGTTGTTTTACTTTAATCCTTGCTGTGTAATGAATGGAACAGGTAGAAAATATGAAAATATTGTTTCATATACAGGCATACTTTTGGTTGACGTAGATAACTTAGATGAAGATGTTGCTGTCGCTTTAAAAAAGTATTTATTTGATACTTATGATTTTGTTATAGCTTCCTTTCTTTCAGTTTCAAAAAAAGGTGTTAAAGTTCTTGTACGTATTCCTATTGCCACAGATGTTAACGACTTCAAATCGTATTTTTACGGTCTTATGTCTTCGTGGCAATTTATAAAAAATATGGACTTTGCACCTCAAAATCCATCTTTACCTGCTTATCTTACTTATGATAGAGAAATCTTAATTAGAGAAAATCCAAGTGTTTTTAATAGAAGAGGTATTAAGGTAGATGAATTTAAACAGTATTCAGGAGAGAAAATTGAAGTGGAAGCAACAGAAGAAGATAGAGAAACTATAATTAGGATATTAACTTCAATGATGAATAAAATCACCGATAGTGGTCATTATATTTGTCGAAGTACTTGTATTTTAGGTTGGGGTTATTGCGGAGCAGGGTACTTTACAGAAGATGAAATGCAAGATATACTTTTTGATTTGATAGATAGTAATGATTATCTAAGTCAAAAACCGAAATCTTATAAAAAAACTTGTTTGGATATGAAGAATTTGGGAATGTCAGCACCTTTAACACTTGATGATAATGGATAAACAGCAATTTTTAAGAGAAGATTGGAAAACGTATAAACCTAAGTTTGTACTTTGTTGCTTAGATTGTATAGCTAATTTTCCGCAAAAAGTAGAAATAAAAACAGAAAATAGAAATAAAGTAATCACTATAAAAGAAAATTAAAATTTTCCTTGTGAGATTAAAAATTAATTAGTATATTTGTAAAAAATTAGAAATTATGAAAGATAAAGATTGGTTTGGATTTATTCTTTGGACAATTATATGTATTGCTTTTGGAATGATAATAGGAATGTTTGTTAATGATTTAATTTATTACAGGTTAAAATTATAATTATGAGAACAGGAACTTTTTATTGGGAAACAGAATACTATCACCCTGACAATACTTTCACTTTAAATGATTGGTTGGATAATCAAATGGAAGATGATGTTGAAATAGCAGGACAAAGTGGGAGTTATTGCGAGGTTATAGATAAATATGGTATTATTTATACATTAAATGCTTCGGGTAATGGAGATAGCTATAGTCATAAAATTGAAATAGAGAAATTATGAAAATTAAAATTTATACAGGTGTTACAGTAGAACCTAAAGAATGTATCTTTGATGACTTACATCCAAAACATCAAATTGAAAGATTTGTGCAATTGGTTGAACAAGGTGAAGATTTTGAATTAACTACTAATTCTGATTTTATTATTAGAGAGCTTAACTATTTTATTACAGAAGGTCTCCTCAAAAAAGAAGATATTGAATTTTTTGAAGACGGTGTTCAATTAGAAGGCGATGATGGTGGTTATGAGTGTGTATCTATTGATGAAGTTATAGAGGAACAAAATAAAAGATGTGAAGAATCTTATTATAAAATAAAATATGGAGACATGTGAAAATTGCATTTGGCTTCTAAAAGTCAATAAACATCCTTGGAATAAGGGAGAAGGTAAAGGGAGTGTATCTGAAAATATGGGATATGTTTGTGCTGTTCAATTAGATAATCAAGTTAGGGACAATGTAATTTATTTTGATAATGATTTTGGTGGTTGTGAATTACATACGGATAATAGTAAATATGAATTAAAGATTAGTTATGAAACAAAACCTTAGATTTTTATTAAATGAACCTTTTGGTGGTTTAAAGAAAGATACTTTAGATGAGTTAGAGAATGTTGTTAAAAATTTTTCAGTTTCTTTTAGCCTTTTTTGCGCGGAAAATTACATTCATTTACATTCTGATAGGTGGATTAAATACTTAGGGGACGATAAAGAATTTGAAACAGAAGAATTATACAATAAATTTATAGAGAGTTATGACAAAAAATCAAATTGATATAGCAGAATTAGAAGACTTTAAAGGCACACTTAAAGAACTTAAAGAAATAGTAGATAAGTTAACTCTTGAATATGGAGAACAATCTTTAATCTACTTTGATGCAGGCTACAATAACGTAGATGTAGTAATAGAAACAGTTTAGTTATGGAAAATATAGAAGACAACAAACAAACTTTAGAAGAACGTTATGAGAGACTTTATAAATTCACTCGTGGTGTTTTATTAGCCACTCATTTACCACAAGACTTTGAAGATAATTATGAAATTAGATTGGCTAAAGAAACAATTAAAAATATACAGAAATGAAAATAGACATTTGGAAAGTAAATATTCCCTCCCACTACGAAAATGTGGATGAATTAAAAAATTTAATAGGTAATAGTAAAGTAAAAGCTTATTCTATTAATTTAAAAGATAATTCTATTGTTGCAGGAGAGGGTTGGATAGCAAGTAATGAGAGTTATAATTATCACAATAACTATGATGATTCAGAAGATTGTATGTGGTTTGACGGAGAACAACAGTGGTTTACTTTAAACTATGAACGAGTTTTAGGAGTTCAAAGAGAGAATAATAAGATTATTTTAGATGTTTTAGAACCTATTGTTAATAAAGCTAAAGAAAATATATGAAAGTTTGGCAAGTAGAAGAACAAGAAGATACAACGTACTTCTGTTTTGATGGTAGTAAGAAGAATGCTAGAGAATGGTATATTGAGGAGACAATGTGTGACAAAGATGGAATTTCTTCTTTAACTCTTTTTCCGCGCAAAAAATGGAAAGATGTGTGGATTCAATATGATGAAGACAATTTAAAAACAACAATAGAGGAATTTATGCAAGGTCAAACTTGGAATGAAGTGATATGCAGCAGTGCCTACTTATAAAATTAATAATTTAAAACAGAGAAAATGATTTATTTGAGTTGTGATATTGAAACGACGGGTTTAAATCCTGAAAACCACCAAATATTAAGTATTGGTGTAATAGTAGAAGACACTACTAAAAAATTACCATTCCACGAAATTCCTAAATTCCATTGTGCAATTGTACGAGAAGAATTAGTTGGCGGTTTGTTTGCTTTAAATTTAAACAGAGATTTAATTCAAACTATAAACACTTGGAATAATACAGATGACCAAGGTAAAAAATTAATAGAAGAGAAAACAGGAATGATTTTCTGTAAAGAGGATGAAGTTGTTCAACATTTGTTTAGATTTTTGTTTTTTAATGGGGTACTAAATGATTTATTTTATTTGAAAATTAAAAATGGAGTAGAATACGTAGAAATATCTGAAAAATGTCCTGAATTAAACAGTAACATCACTAAATCACATTTAACCATTGCAGGTAAAAATTTTGGAACATTCGATAAATTATTTATTGAAAAGTTACCTCGTTGGCAACAGGTATTTAAAATCCGCCAAAGAATTATTGACCCAACAATACTTTTTACAGATTGGATTAATGACGAAGCACTTCCTAATTTAACAACTTGTAAAGAACGTGCTAAAACAGGTGGGGAAGTAACACATGATGCAATTGATGACGCTTGGGATGTAATTCAATTAATGAGAACACAATATTAAAAATATGAAAAATTTAAACCTAGAAAAGATTTGGGAAATATGTAATAGACTTTCCTACGAACAATTAAAATTAGAGGAAGAAAAAGATATTTATGTTAGTTTATTAGGTAATAGTTCTAATTATTGTCAACAAGAATTTGATAGTTTTTTAAGTTATTACAGTTTTAAAGTTGAAAATGATAATATTGTTATTTTTAATGATGAGTTTGTACCTTATGAATCATATACAAATCAAGATTTCTCTTATATTCCAATCTGTCTTTTATCTTTTTCCGACGAAAAATTAGAAAGGTGGGTTGAAACTGAAATTGAACTGCAATTAGCAAAACAAGAACGTGATAAAATACGAGAAAAAGAAGATATTAAAAGACAAATAGAATTACTACAAAAACGATTAGGAAATGACTAAAACAACATTTAAAGATTTAACTCCTGAAAATATAGAATACCTTAAACACGTATACTACCAGGAAATGTTACACGTAGAGAAGATGGAAATTCTTTCTAAAAAATTCAATGTGGCAGAAAGGACAATTCGTAGTTGGTGGCAAAAACTAGATTTATCTAAATTGGCTACTAATCTTTCACCTCAATTACAAAAGGCACAAGATAGAACACTTAACAAAAATACAAAAGTTTTATTAGTTACAACTGCTCAAAATAAAACAGCAGTAAACAAAGATTTTTTAAATAATTTAATTGCTTATAAAGATTATATTACTAGTGAATTAGGTAAGGAATGTGAAGTAGTTATTATACCTTCTCGTTATCGTAATCCAACAAATAATATAGAAGACGAAAAAACTAAGTCTCAAGAATGGTGGGAAGATGAGGTAGAAGACTTTTTATTCTATGGAAAAGTTAATTTTGGTAATACTTTAATTAGTTGTGATTCTCATATTTCACCAACAGCAAAAAACCCTACTGAGGGTTATGAAATATTAGCCGAAAATGGACATGTTGTTTTAGGTCATAGTAAAAATCATTTTAGAACTTTACCTCGTTTTAGAGGGGACACTTTAAAAACTATTTGTACAACAGGATATATCACAACTAAAAACTATTCAAGGTCGAAGGCAGGAGAGACAGGAGCACTATTACACTCATACGGTTTTGTTGTTGTTGAGTTAAAAGAGAAAGATAATTGTTACATTCCACGTAATGTAAAAGTTAAATCTGATGGAAGTTTTTGCGATTTAATTTATTCTGTAGATAAAAAAGCTGTCTCTGTTATTGACTCTTCTTTAGGTTTTGTTTGGGGTGATATTCATGCACGAGAAATAAATAGGGATTTTTTAAATGTGACTAAAGAGTTAGTTGCTAAATTAAACCCTCAAAAAAGCGTTTTACATGATATTTTAGATTCTAGTACAATCAATGTTCACGAAGCTAAAGATATGTTCTTAAAACGCCTTAAAATAACTCAGGGTAAACACTTATTAGAAGATGAAGTTAATGAATGTTTAGATTTAGTAGAAGAAATAAAAGGTTGCTGTGGTAAAGTTTTAATATCAGAATCGAATCATGATAATTTTTTGACAAGACATATCGACAATGAGAATTGGAAAAGAGATTTACACAACTCTCCTGCTTATCTAAAATATGCTTTAATAACACAAACTGTTGATTTACGAAATTATGGTAATATATTAGGTTATTTACTTTGGGAACGTTTTGGAGATTCTGTTAAATATATGAAAATGGGTGATTCAGAATACATTGCGGATTATCACATTTCTAGTCACGGGGATTATTCAAGCAACGGAGCAAAGGGGGGTACAAAAAGTTTTAGTAGATTAAATTTAAAAATTATCCACGGACACACTCATTCTCCAATGTTACATAATAATGTTTCAACTGTCGGTGTAACCTGTAATTTACATCAGTATTACAACAGAAAAGGTTTATCTTCATGGGCTTATGCTCATTCAGTGATACATAATAATGGTAAGAATCAACTTTTAGTATTTGATGATGATTATTCTTTAAGTGGTCTTATCTAACACCAACTAAGCTCTATTTAATTATAGGGCTTTTTTAATTGTCTGTTTTTTAGTCTTTTACGCGGCGAATTTAAAAATAAATCAAAGTTTTTATGAAATTTCCTTGCACACCTCAAAAATAAGTCTTATATTTGTCGAATAAAAGAACAGAGTTCAAGAAATAGAAATTATGAAAGCAGAAGAGTTTAATAACTTATCAAAAGAAGAACAGCAAAAAGAAATAGAAAAGTGTCAATCATTTGAGTACTTCTATAATAATTATTGTTGGAGAGAAGGTATGCCTAAATATTCTGAAGAATCTTGGCAAGAGTATGTAGAAAATAATAACAGAAAAAGATTCAGTAGAAGAAGAATGGGTAATACTTATTTTTATCCTTTTACTCCTGAAGAAGCATTTAAAAATTAAATTATGAAATTTAACATTGAACAATACAAAACACTCGGAGAACGTTTTTCCAAGCAGTCTTTCTTAGGTAAGTTAGTTTTAATAAAACAACAGAAAGATTTATTTGAAATAGAAAGTGACGGTTATAATATCCGATTAAGGCTTCTTGATGATGAAGCTATGAAATTGGGGTTAGATTCTCATTTTTCTTTCCCCGAATTTTTAGAATATGAACATTTGAGAGATATTTTTTCTTTGGCGGATATAAATATAAAACAACTTAAATAAAAAAATAACCCATAGGATTTAAGTCTTATGGGTTTTCTCTTTTTAGTTGCTGCTTTAATCTTCTTCTTGCCGATTTATTACTTATTGGTTCTGTCATTTCTTCCCACCAATTTCCTATTTTAAAAAGATTTTGTTTCCATGGGAATCCTCCTTTTAGCTTTTTTAGCCGACCTAGTGGTTTCATTTTATCAACTCTTTTAAAGTTTCTATTCTTATTTCTAACTCTTTTACTTTATCTTGGTTTATTATTTTAGTTAGTTTTACTGCTGTTTCTTGTTTTAGATTACTTTTGTAGTGGTTTAGTTTATTTAAAAGTTTCTGTTTTATTTCTTTTTGCGCAAAATCATAGGCAGGGTGTTGTTTTAAATCCTCAAAATAGCGCTTTTTAACCATTTCTAGGTCATATTTTATATCTTCTATAAGAATACTCCATTTGTGCTCTGTATAGTCTGAAATCTTCCAAAAATCAACGTACCAAGTTGAATCATATTTTGATAGTTGAAATGACCTTTGGTGTTCATTTTTCTCAAAATTAAGTTTTAATAAATCTATTTCTCTTTTATTCATAAGTAATATTCTTTTAAGTCAATATTTGTTTGGTATACAGATTCCCATGAATACTTTTTCTTATTTTTCCATTTAAATCTTCCTGCATTATTTTCTTTACTCCTATCAAATTTCACTTTACCGTGTTTTGTGTATACCCATGCAGAACTATCATTAATAATCTCTACTTCTATCACTTCTTCAATAACATCTACACCATTCCAATCCCACCTACATATATTTATTTTTAGACCTTTTTGTATTTTATTTTTCATATTTACAAAATTTACATTGTTTATCACATTTCTCTCCTGAACTTTCACAATAATGAACAGGTATTCCTAAAATACTATTATCCATTTTAGTTTGTAATTCTTCTTGTAGCTGAATTATGTATTTTAAATTTTCTGATAGTTCTAAGTTAAGTGGTTCTATTTTCATCTTTTAATTCTTTAAAACATTTGTCCATTTCATATCTAACCAACTGACGGAAGAAACTCTCACTTATATCTTCTGCTCGGCAAAGTTCCATAAATCTCCATATATTCCAAGCTGACTTTCCATATTTATCGATTAGATACTCACTTTGTTCTCTGTCTTTTTTAATCCACTTATCTAAATCACCATCCATTATTTCTCCATTTGGAAAAACGTTGTATTTTTCATTGAGCTCTTGCCAATATTCTTTTTCTTTCATAGCTTAATTATTTTTATTGGTAAACCTCTTTTAATTGCTTTGTTTATTGCGTCTTGTGTGCCTTTTGAGTCATTCTGTTGGATTGCTATAAAGTAGTCTGAATTGTTAACTATTGTTTCGTTTCTTAGAATAGGAGCAAGTTTTGGTGGATGTAAGTCGTATTGAGGTAAGTAAATTTCTGTTTTTATTTTATTCTTTTTCGCCCAACTTTCACATAAACTGTCAAATCCTTTAGCTCCTCCATGTAAAAGTATTAATTCATAATCCATTTTTAATCTACTTAGATACCAATCTAGTTGTTGAAAAACAAACTCTCTATCTTTTATTGTACGAGAACCTGAAACTCCTACTCTTACGACAGACATAAATATAGTTTAATAGTTATTCTTACTTTATTTTCCATCTTTACATTTTTCACAAATTAAATAATTTTTTGCTTTTACACTATAATTGTTAACTTTTTGAGTATGAGTATA